ATGGACGAAGAATACTACACTGATGCAGATCAACAGATCAAGGATATTGTTGACTGTTACTTCAAATATACCAACTGAGGAGAGAAACTATGCCTAACTGGTGCGATAATTCAATTTCTATTTCACATGAAGACTCTGCAATGATGGAGCGTCTTGATAAGGCATTTAAGGATGGAAATTTCTTGAATGAGTTTGTTCCTTGTCCTCCAGAACTTCTTGTTGAAGTTTCTATTGGCGATGGGTTTAATTCTCGCCGTGAAGCTCAGGAAGCTGCGAACATCGAAAAGTTTGGTCATGCAAGTTGGTACTCATGGCGCATCGAAAATTGGGGGACAAAGTGGGAAATTGCGGATGGCGAACTGGAATATGATCCTGAGACCAAATCCGCTACAGGATGGTTCCAATCCGCATGGTCGCCGCCTGTGACAGCCATGGAAGCACTCACAGAACTTGGTTTTATTGTCGAGCTTCAGTATCGTGAAGAAGGTTTATCTTTTGTCGGTGAATATACCAGCGAAGATGGAGATAATTGTTACAATGTTGATTTTGAAGATGATGATTGGCGTGATGATATTCCTGATCACCTTATTGAGCAATTTAACCTAGAAGATGATTATGAAATGCATATTGAGGCGTATCAGGAAGAAAAAGAAGATGATGATGGCAGTTGAGAGTAAAAATATTTAAAAAAACGCTTGACTCCACAATCCTCCTAGAGTAATATGATTATGTTGAGTCGATGGACTCATGAGCTGAAAGGAACTTGATTATGGCACACATCGTCGAAACAATGGCATACGCTGGTGAAACTCCTTGGCATGGTCTTGGCAAAAGCGTTCATCATGATCTGACTCCAGACCAGATGCTCAAGGAAGCTGGTTTGGACTGGGAAGTCGAAAAAGTTCCAACTTTTATCACCCGTAAGGGCAAGAAGATTGTAACAGATACTCAAGCTCTGGTTCGTTCTTCTGACGACAAGATTTTGACTATGGTTTCTTCTGACTGGAAGCCTGTTCAGAATCATGAGGCTTTTGAGTTCTTCAATGACTTCGTGATGGCTGGTGATATGGAAATGCATACCGCTGGTTCTCTTCGTGAAGGCAAGAACGTTTGGGCTCTTGCGAAGGTGAAGGATAGCTTTGAGATTCTTGGAGGCGACCGTGTTGACTCTTATCTTCTGTTTAGTAATCCTCATGAGTATGGCAAGTCTATTGATATCCGCTTTACTCCGATTCGTGTCGTCTGTAATAATACTCTTACTCTTGCTCTTGGTACTTCTAGTGACCTTATGGTTAAGCTCAACCATCGTCGTGCTTTTGATCCCGATATGGTAAGGCGTACTTTGGGCATCGCTCATAACAAGATGGATACCTATAAGGAAACCGCTGAGTTTCTTTCTTCTCGCCAGTACAATGAGGAAAACCTTACTGAGTATCTTCAGACCATTTTTCCTGTTATGTCTAAGGAGAATAAGAAGATTCTTTCTCGTCCTGCTACACAGGTCATGGAAGTTTTGGATACTCAACCGGGAGCAGAATTTGGTAAGGGTTCATGGTGGCAAGCTTTTAATGCCGTAACCTATACCACTGACCATGTTCTTGGTCATAATCCTGAGACTCGTTTGCAGTCTGCATGGTATGGTCCTAATCGGAATCGCAAGGTTCTAGCTCTTGAAAAGGCAGTTGAGTTTGCTGACGCCTAACAAAAACGGGGGAGAGAAATCTCCCCCACTACTTTCTCTTAATAAAAGGATATTGATTATGAGTGACAATGGGAATAAGGATCAGTTGCTTGCATACATTGATCGTATCGAGCGACTAGATGAAGACAAGCGAGCCATCTCTGAAGATATTAAAGAGATTTACACTGAAGTGAAGTCTGCTGGCTATGAAACAAAGATTGTCCGTAAGATCATTTCAATTCGTCGTAAGACAAAGGAACAGCGTCAGGAAGAAGAGACACTTCTTGATCTTTATATGCAGTCAATTGGTATGGTATAATGAAAAAAGAGACCTATGGGTTTGTGATCAAACCTCCAGTAAGCAAAGCTGCATGGTGGGGAATGAGCTATCAAACCTTTGGTCTTACTGCTATGGAAGCATGGGTTCGTCATTGTCAAAGCACATATGACGACCCAGATATCTCAAGAAAGATTCAAGATTGGCATGATCGTGGATACAGAATACGCAATGCAACTTTGATTCAGTATACGGAGCCAGAAGATGAATGAACCTTTTCCCCGTACATACGATGTACTCAAAGCCAAACGAAAAGAGTTGAGTGAAGCAGAATGGAATGATGAAGACGTAGAAAGATTGAAGACTGAAATAAATAATTTAGAGAGATTGATTTCAGTTGGAGAAGACTTTATTGTTCCGTTCTAAATAGGTTGTGGAGGAAAAAGAAAGAGTTTGGGGGATAGGCGAAAGTAAACGACGCTCGCCGCTCATAACGGCGCTAAAGTAGGTGAGAGTCCTACATCCCCTACCATCTTTTTTGATAAATACACTACGTAAACATGGAGACTGCAAAATGGCTGACCTAAAAGAAAAGACTTTCGGATATGTTGTTGAATTCGATAAGTTACTCAACAAAGGAACTTTAAACGGTCTAACCATTAGAGATAGGTTGCATTTTGCAACTGAGAAAGATGCACTGAATTGGGTACGTGACGTTCAGTCTTTTGATAAAGATAATGTATTTTCACACTTCAATATAAAAGGGGCGGCATAAACCGCCCCAATTTATTTTAAATAAATCTTTTACGTGTTGATGAAACAGCAACTGGGGTAGAAACTGGTTGAGGTGCTGGAGTAGCAACTACTGTGGAAACTGGTGTGGGAGCAGATGGAATTGGAGTTACATTGACTGAAGTATCAGTTATCGTAGTTTCAGATACTATTGGAGATGAAGCCATTCCTGTTCCCGGTAATGGAATTCCATTATCAATCTTTGAAATTTTTTCTTGTGTTCTTCCATATGCAGCTACACCTAGAACTGCACCCATTGAAAGATGAAATAAACCACCATTATCAAGTGTGAGTGACTTCCATGGGACTAATTGTGTTTTTGTTATGACGGAAAATACTACATTCATAATTGGTCCAAAAATAAAATCAAAGGAACATATAGCCATATATGTCCAACCCATAAAGGGTCTCCATTTCGAAGTAACAAAATCTTCACTTGGTGCTTTTGATTCGTCAGCCATTTTTTTTATTCCTCACTCTTGAAAATTGATAAATCCAACCTAAATATATTTATGTCGTTGCATAGTTGGACGGCATATTTATGAATCTCGCTAACATAGGAGAACGATGAGATGACTAATACACCTTATAGATTCGATCATACATTTTCTGATCTTGCCAAGTTTGACAAGTTTTTTGTTGGAGCAGACAAGATTGCTCAGAAGATGAATGAAACTTACGAACACATTCAGAAGACAGCTGGCAATGGGTATCCCCCATTTAACCTAAAGAAGACAGACGAAAATGTATATGTTGTCGAACTTGCTGTTGCTGGATTTGGTAAGCAAGATATTGAATTGACTCTTGAAGAAAACAAGCTTGTCGTCAAGGGCCAAACAACTTTGGACACCCTTACTTCTGATGGTGTTGATGTACAATATCTTCATAAGGGAATTGCAGATCGTGCTTTTACTCGTACTTTTGCTCTTAATGATAATGTCGTTGTAAACAATGCTTCCATGGTAAATGGTATTCTCAAGATTTGGCTTGAACATATTATTCCTGAAAGTAAGAAACCTAAAAAGATTGATATCACCGACGATGTGACAACAGAAGTTGCCACAAAAAAGTCAACGAAACAATTTATCGCAGAATAAAAAAATGATACATGAATGGATGGACTACTGGCAGAAAGAATTTTCAGCCACTACAAGGTATTACAATATCATCAAGGAACTATCAAAATTGTCTGATAGAGAACTTTCTGATATCGGCATTTGCCGTGGTGATATCTTGAACTTAGCAATACAAAATTGCAGGAAATAAACTTAATAGGGGGTCATTGCCCCCTATTTTTTGCTTGCATCTTGGCTCACTTTGGTATAAGGTATTTGTATGAGCAAATTTTACACCCATGCACATCTTCACTTCGATACCATTCTGCTTCGTGGCTATGATGGTGGTAAACGTGTATTCGAAAAGCTGCCTTGCAAGCCGTACCTCTTTGTCCACAACAATAATCCAAACAATGTGGATGAGATTGAATTCAGGAACCTAAAGGGCGATCCTGTCAAGCGTATCGACTTTGATTCTCCAAAGGATGCTCGTGATTATGTGAAGCAATATGGCGATGTTTCCAACTTTGATATCTATGGGATGACACAGTTCGTCTACCCATTCATCAATGATTATTATCCCGGCGAAATTGATTATGACCCTAAGCAAATTTCTATCGTTAATATCGATATTGAGGTTGCAGCTGATGAAGGGTTTCCCGATATTGAAACTGCTGAAAAAGAAATAACTGCCATCACAATGAAGAAGGATGACATCTACGTTGTTCTTGGGTGTGGGGAGTTCGTAAACACCAATGAAAATGTGAAGTACTTCAAGTGTAAAGATGAAGAATCTTTGCTCATCAAATTCCTTGACCTATGGCGTATGAAGTGGTTTCAGCCTGATGTTGTGACTGGTTGGAATGTGGAGTACTTTGATATTCCGTATATCATCAATCGTGTCCGTAGGCTTCTTGGAAATGAAATGGCTAAGAAGATTTCACCTTGGGGCATCATTGAGGAACGTTCTGTAGAGAAATATGGTGTTGAACAGAAATCGTATATTCCTGTTGGCATCACAGTACTTGATTATCTACAACTCTACAGGAAGTTCACATTCACTAATCAGGAATCCTATCGTCTGGATCACATCGCCCACATTGAACTTGGCGAACGCAAACTTGATTATTCTGAATATGAATCTCTGTTCGATTTGTATAAGAAGAATTATCAGCTTTTCATTGAGTACAATATCAAGGACGTTGATCTTGTTGGTCGCCTTGATGACAAGCTGAAACTGATCGAACAAGTATTTGCTATTGCGTATGATGCGAAGGTCAACTTCTCTGATGCGTTTACTTCTGTGCGTCTCTGGGATGTAATCATTCACAACTATCTTATTAATCAGCGCATTGTTATTCCTCAGAATAAGAAGACGCATAAGGATGAACAGATTGTTGGCGCATATGTAAAAGACCCAATTCTTGGAATGCATGATTGGGTTGTATCATTCGATTTGAATTCTCTATATCCTCATCTTATTATGCAATATAATGTAAGTCCTGAAACTTTTGTGGCTATATTGCCTAAATTCTCATCTGTTGATGAATTGATTAATAGTGAATGGTCTCATAATTGTGAACATGCTATTGCTGCTAATGGTGCTATCTATCGTAAGGATAAGCAAGGCTTCCTTCCTACTCTGATGGAGAAGATGTACAATGATCGTGTCGTATTTAAGGAGCGCATGATTGAAGCCAAAAAAGATTTGGAAATAATTGAATCTGAAATGAAAAAGAGGAAAATGTTATATAAATAACATGCAGGTAGCTAACAATGGGAGCCCTTTATGTTATTACACAAACATCATATAATACCAAAACACGTTGGAGGAACAAATGATCCTTCAAATATTCAATATTTGACTGTTGAACAACATGCAGAAGCACATAAATTATTGTTTGAAAAATATGGTCGTTGGCAGGATGAAATTGCTTGGAAAGGATTGAGTGGAAGAATACCAAGTGAAGAAGTTCAACGTGAAGCAGTTAGAAAAGCAAATACTGGAAAAGTTAGAAGTTCAGAAACCAGAAAAAAAATGAGTGATGCTAAAAAAGGAAAAAAACATTCTATTACTCATGTAGAAAATAATAGAAAAGCACAGACAGGGAAAAAATTATCAGAAGATCATATTAATAATATTTCTTCTGCATTGAAAGGAAAGTTGCATAGTCCAGAACATAATGCTAAAGTTGGACGTAAGGGTAGAGTATTTACTGATGAATGGAAAAGGAAGTTGAGTGATGCTGCAAAAGCTAGACATAGAAAAGATGACGGATCAGGAGTTGATAGAGCATAGAGAAAATTTAATTAAAAAAATATCTCAATCCCACAATCTTCAACTTGCAAAGAAAATTCAACTCAACTCAGCATATGGTGCGTTGTCTAACGAATATTTTCGTTGGTATGACGACAATCTTGCTACTTCGATCACTCTTTCTGGTCAGCTTTCAATCAAGTGGATTGAAAAGAAGATGAATGAGTTTATGAATAAGGTATGCAAGACAAAGGAAGTTGATTATGTAATTGCATCTGATACTGATTCTATCTATGTGAAGATGGCTGAGATGGTAAAGCTTCTCAACACTGACGATGCGCCATTTATTGTTGGTGCTGTTGATGCTTTCTGCGAACAAAAGGTTCAGCCATTCATTGACAAATGTTATCAAGAACTAGCAGTAATGATGAATGCGTATGCACAGAAGATGCAGATGAAGCGTGAATCAATTGCTAGTAAGGGAATTTGGACTGCAAAGAAACGTTATATCTTGAATGTATGGAATAACGAAGGTGTTCAATACAGCGAACCTAAGTTGAAAATGATGGGCATCGAAGCTGTTCGTTCATCCACACCACAAGCTTGTCGAGATAATATTAAAAAAGCTATGGGCGTAATCATGTCCAAGACAGAAGATGATATGATTAAATTTATTGCTGATTTTCGTCAGGAATTCAAGAAGCTTTCGTTTGAAGAAGTTGCATTTCCTCGTGGTTGTAAGAATCTTTCTAAGTGGTCCAACAAGCAAGATATATATAAGTCAGGGACACCAATGCATGTTCGTGCAGCACTTGTATATAATAATCTTCTAAGGAATGAAAATCTGGGGAATCGTTATCCCTTTATCCAAGATGGTGATAAGATCAAGTTCTGTTATATGAAAATGCCAAATCCAATCAAAGAAAATGTTATTGCATGTCATCATAATCTTCCTCGTCAATTGGACCTTGACAAGTACATTGATTATGAGCTACAGTATTCTAAGTCATTCGTTGAGCCTATTAAAACCATTTTAGATGCGATTGGTTGGCAAGTTGAAAAACGAAATACATTAGATCAATTTTGGGAGTAAAATAAATGGATGATTTTGGTTTTACATTTTCTGATAGTCCAGAAGAAAGTTCTAAAAAGTTTCAAGCAGACTTGACTGCAAAGGCGTCAGATGTTATGAAATGGAAGAGCAAGTGTAGTGAAATGCATAGCATGATCATGCCACTCTTAAATAATTTAAAAAAGAATCCAGACAAGCCAACAATCAATTGGCCTGATCGTGAGGATAAAATCAATGAGTTTATTAAAAAACTTAATTCAATTCTAGAAAGTTAAGGAAATAATATGTCGCTAGTAGATCGCATTATGAAGAATTCAAAAATCAAGCAAGTCTCTGTTCTCTCTGAGAGCAAAATTTATGGCAAGAAGGATATGATTCCAACAAGCATTCCTATGTTGAATGTTGCATTGTCTGGAAATATTGATGGTGGATTGACACCGGGGCTTACTGTTCTTGCTGGTCCTTCAAAGCATTTCAAGTCTGCATTCTCTTTGCTTATGGCATCTGCCTATATGAAGAAGTATCCAGAAGCTGTGATGCTTTTTTATGATTCTGAATTTGGTACGCCAGAAGGTTATTTTAAATCTTTCGATATTGATATGGATCGTGTTATTCATATCCCTATCACAGATGTTGAACAGTTGAAGGTTGACTTGATGAGTCATTTGACTGTGAAGGAAGAAAGCAAGTCTGATAGCACTATCACTCGTGATGATAAGGTTGTTATTGTTATTGACTCTGTTGGTAATCTTGCTTCACGTAAGGAAGTTGATGATGCTTTGGATGGAAAGAATGTAGCTGATATGTCTCGTGCAAAGGCATTGAAGTCTTTGTTCCGTATGATTACACCTCATTTGACACTCAAGGATATTCCTTTGATTGCAGTCAACCATACCTACAAGACTCTTGAAATGTATAGCAAGGATGTTGTTTCTGGTGGTACTGGTATCTATTATTCTGCTGATACAATCTGGATTCTTGGTCGTCAGCAAGATAAGGATACCAAGACAAAAGAAATTGATGGTTATAGCTTCATCATCAATGTTGAGAAGTCACGTTATGTAAAGGAAAAGAGCAAGATTCCTATTAACGTCACATACGAAGGTGGCATCAATAAGTGGTCTGGTCTTGTTGACCTTGCAGAAGAAGGCAAGTATGTTGTCAAGCCTTCTATGGGATGGTATCAAAGGTTCGATAGCAGCACTGGTGAATT